CTCAGATAATTCTACCAAATATTTTGCTAGATTCTTAGCTTGACCTTCTCTGGATCCCATAACAGATTCAAAAATATCATAACCAAGATTTAATTTTTTAGACAAATACCTAAGTGCAATATTATCTCTTGGATGACAAGCACCCCCGTCACCCATGCCAGCAGTCATATAAGATGAATTAATAATTCGGGTGTTAGCAGAACAAAGAGCGTTTGTAACTACATCTACATTAATATTGCCCTGACGCATTGCAACATCTTGAATCATATTCACAAATCCAATCTTAGTACTAATAAAAGTATTATAAAAAACCTTTATACACTCACACTCATCCCAAGTCCCAACAAAATACTTTGGTGAGTTTTCCATGATAGTTTTATAGAAGTTGATTAATTCCTTTGCGTCACCAGTTGTTGTACCATCTTCTGTTCCGATCATAACCATTTCAGGATTGACCATATCCCATCCAACTGTGCCCATAGCAATTAGATATGGATTATAGACAAATCTTGCATTTGTCATTAGGGGTTTAAACTGTTCTCGTGTTGTACCAGGAAGAACAGTAGAAATCAAAACAACTAATTGACCGTTTGCTACCGAATTTACTTGTGTAAGGCAATCTTTGACAATCGAATAATCAAAATCTTTTGGTTCTAAATGCATAGATGGAGAACTTCCATCATAGTCTGGATCATGGGGAGTTGGAACAGCAATGAAAATAATCCTACTCTTTTTTACAACTTCTTCTATTGTAGAGCAAATTGTAAAGGTATTACTTTTTCTTACTTCAACATCATACCCATAAACATTATGATTTTTAGCAGCAATCTCTGACGCACATGGGAGACCCAATTTACCAAGTCCAATAAATCCAATGTTCATGCTTCTCTTTTTAAATCTAAAGTTACACAGTGAAATCCACCACTAAGAGTTCTTTGATGCCTCATTGGAAGCATTGCACATTCAATGCCATATGTTTCTAAAATTTTTCTAGTTGGATGTTGATGTTCTTCAAGGGCAACTAGATTTGGAGAAACACTGAACAAATTCATGTTACACCACTCTGAAGCATTATTATAACCTGGATAATAACCAATGTCCACTGGATCTGGTGCATTAATAATATCCCAAGTATTGAATGGATATGGGAGCATCTCTTTATCCTTCACTCTTGTTGGATTTACCATCAACAAACCTTCTCTTAAAAATGCAATCGTAGTATCAATATGAACAAAAGTATAAATGTCTTTTACAATTCTCACTGTTGCCGAAGACCCTAGATAATTTTGAAGTATCGTTGCACCTGCAACATTACCACTGTTTGATACCAAATATAAAACCTCTTCGTTTGCTCTTATAGCATTAGCAGCATCAAATGCTGGAGTCAATTCAGTTAGAGCTAAAATATCTGGATCACCAATACAAGATTCATCATACAAATCCTCATGATAAGAACAAGGAACTTCTATAGTGTCTGGTATATGATGAGCAAATGATCTCCAGTTGCCCCGTCTTGCCCTTAATGGTTGCGGAGTCGCCAAAGACAATTCACCATGAACAAATACAGAATCTCTTGGACAATAATTATAATACTTTGTCAGTTCTCTTTTAGGTCTTAAAACTTCCACACCTTCTCCTTGTAAAAAATTACAGAAGGTATCAAGATCCTCATTTGCTTCATCAATAACTTGTTGGGGATATAAACCAGATTTTACATCCGAGACATCTTGAATTCCCGCATAATTAATTGTTCTTAGACTCTTATCCATTGGTGGAATCGTTGCATGGTCCGCGACACCAACAATAACTTTTTTTAGTTTATCCCATTCATTTTTTGCGTACATAATTAACTCGTAGTTAAAACCATTTTGTGATCATTTTCTTTTCCATAAGTGAAGAAGTCGTCTAAAGTAAATTTTAAATGCTCCTTCATCCACCAATAATAATATGCACATCTAGATTTTTTGTGATGTATTCTATTAATTTCTATTCCAAACTCTGTGCTTGTTGAAATTATATTTGTGGTTATCAATGGTATTGAATAAGTTCTACCCGTATGTCCAATAAAGTAATCCACAGTTGTAGAACTTTTATTAAATTTGTTAAGTGCGATTGTTTTATCGAATCTATATTTTTCACCATAACAATGCAGATCTAATATTTTTTCAACATAGTCTCTTGTCATCATTACTGGACCAAAGTAACTATGCCTCAATTTTGGGTGTAAAAAGAAAGGAATAAATTCTTCAGATTCAAATCCAAGTTGTATACAATCCCAATCATAAGGAAGTCTACTCATCAAATAATTCCAATTAAAATTCCAATACTCCAACAAATTTAAATCATAATCATCTTCCATTAATAACAGATAATCATCATCTCTGGTGTTTATCCATTTTTTCATAAACTCAAGATGAGTAATTGCATTGCCAAGAGCATACGCTGGAATACCAGTTACCTTACCAACAACATAATGTGAACCCCATTGATCCAATTCAGAAGCTAAAAACTTGGATGCGGATATCCTTGTAAAGTTCAATCTCCAATAATCAAACTGGTCTTCCATATATTGTTTACGATCAGTTCTATTGTCCAAATTTACATAGTAAATATGTGGAAAGTTATCTAATTTTTTTAACGGATCAATCATAATCAAAAATACTTATATGTTTTTTTGAGCATTCCTATATCGTTCTGTTTTCCATAAGTAAATATTTCTTCAAAATTATGTCTCTTGCTATCGTTTCTCCACCAATCATAATACGCCAATCTACACGCTTTTATAATTGTATATCTCTTTGTTGTTTTATCAAAAAAGTCAGTATGATTTGGAAGCATTGGTAAACAGTATGTCTTTCCACAATGACCTAAAAAGTAATCAACTGTTCCAGAATGAGATCCATAATTTTTATTTGCAATATAATTTGTAAGACTATACTTTTCTTCTATACAATGAAGTCTTATTAATTTTTTAACATACCTACGGTTTAACATTGATATACCAAAGGTATGTGCTGGCATAATTGGATGCAGGTAAAATGGGATATAATTAATATTCTCAAATCCAAGCAGCAAAGAATCCCAATCATAGGGAAGTCTACTCATTAAATATTCCCAATCAAACTTCCAGTAAAGTTCTAATCCAAAATCTATTGTATCTTTGGATATTATCAGAGTATCTTCTTCAGTATTATTATACCAGTTTTTTAAAAACTCCAATACAGTTATTGCATATGCTGCCGTAGATATGGGTAGTTTATATTCTTTAGGATTTAATAAAAGATGTTTCCAATCAGTTACATTAACCCTATCATACTGAATAGGAACTCTTTCATAATTCTCAACTCTCAAATTACTTAGATTGCGATCCATATGTTCGTCTAAATGACGATTCTCTAAGTAATTAAAGTAATATATTTTTGGTATACCTTTTAACTTATTCTTTAAATCCATAATAATTTGAACAACACTTCATTATTCTATTAAAAATATTTATCTCTGTTATTTGAGGAAATAATCCAAATACATTTGACCATATAACTGATATGCCTTATTTGTTATGTCATATGTTCTAAATCTATCTGGTTTTAATTTCATTTTTTCATGAGTTTTGGATCCAAAAGTAAAAAAATCATCTAATGAATAATTATCACGCTCATGTTGCCACCAAAAATAATAAGTATTTCTTGCAATTATATCACCTTCACTTCTATAAAATCTTTGGATAATACTATTATTCTCAAAACTTCCAAAGTTTGGATTGATACTTATTAGTGGTAAACAATACGTTCTGCCAGAATGAACCATAAAATAATCTACAGTGCCAGATCCAGATACGTCGGACTGCCTATTCCATGCTTCATTTGAGACCGTATTGACTAACTTATATGCATCACCAACACAATGAATGTCTAGTAACTTCTCAACAAAATTTCTATTTAAAAGAACAGGTCCAAAATCATGGGCTGCTTCAATTGGATGTAAATGAAATCTAACTTCAACGGGATTTTCAAATCCCATTAAAATACAATCCCAATCATAAGGTAATCTTTCAATCATCTCATTCCAATTAAAATGCCAATATCTAATTAAACCTAGATCATAATCATCCTCCATCAAAATAACATATTCGTCTTGAGTTGTATTATACCAATTTTTTAAAAAGTCTAAATGGGTTATTGCATTAGCAGCAATTGGAACTAATAACTTATATTCATCAATATCTACAATTAAATGCTTCCAAGTAGAATTTTGAGAAGCAAGATATTTTGTTCCAGAAACTCTTTCATACTCAATATTATATTTGTCAAATTGCTTCACCATCCATTTTTTTCTATCTTCTCTATTATCTAAGTTAAAAAAATAGACCTTTGGCATATCAACTAGTTTTTCACTCAAATCCATATTAATAAACCTTCTGTTCTATCTTTGAATACATACGGTCTTTTTGTTGATATATCAAACATAACTTCCATTTTCCATTCATCTTCTTTATTGTAATGAAAAAATTCAAAATTAGAATATGACTTACTTCTAATTGACCACCAATATTCTATTGCTTCTGAGGACAATTTATCCATAACTTCGTTGACAGTTTCACCCTCAATAAATTTATTGTTTAAATTAAATATTGGAAGAGTATAAGTTATTCCAAGGTCATAAAAGAAGTTATGTAAACTTCCAAATTCAAAATCTGGAATAGATTTATCAGGAGTGGAATAATGTAATATAAACTTACCATTTCTATAATGATAGTGCTTGATTCTTTTAGCAAAGTATCTAGTTATCATATAGCAATGACAAGACCCACTATCCCTTTCCCAAGGATGTAAATGCATTTTAATTCTTCTTTCTGCAGAACTAAACAGTTGAATACAATCCCAATTGTATGGAAGGTGTTCAATTAAAAAGTTCCAATCAAAAAACCAATCATTAATAATATCAAATTTTACATAATCTTCCATAAAAATACAAACTTCAGAATCATCAGAATCATACCAATCAATAATTGACTGCAAGACATTGAGAGTTAATGCTAGTTCTTCTGGTGACTGAACAAGATCTTTATCTAAAATTAAATTCTTCCAATCATCATAATTTTCTGCTTTGTATTTTTTTTGATATCTGGAATAATTTACAATTTCCCATCCAGAGAATTGAGATTCCATATAATCCCTTTTCTCAACATCACTCTCATCATTAAGATAAATTATCTTCGGAATATCACTAACTTTACTAAAATTAGTTTTACAATTAAGTTCTAATTCTTCAATCATTTTGGTAGCACCTTCCTATCATATTGTGGTAGTTGCACCTGCATCATCTCATGAACAGCACCACCATAACTCAGAATATCATCCGCAGTATATTTTTGACTATTATTTTCCCACCATTTTTTAATACATGATGTTGCAAGAATGTCATATATCTTGTTGTGATATGCACTAATAATTGGATCATATTCTTCATCCTCTTCAATATTTTCAATCTTATTATCGGGGGCAACAGCAAGTTTAGGGTCTAAACAAACAAGAGGTAATGTATAAGATTTTCCTACCTGATAAATTAAAAAATCATCGCTACTATATGACTCTCTAGGAACTTTTAAATCTCTAAGACTATTATTAAGTTTAAAACTTCCATCTGGTTGTAAATGTATTTTAATTAATTTTTCAACAAAAAGTCTATTAACAATAAAACAAGCAGCAGAAGAGCAATGCCATTCTCTTGGGTTTAAATGCATCTTTAATACATGGTCATGACAATGATAAAACTGAACAATGTCCCAGTTATAAGGAAGTCTCTTCATCACAGTTTGCCAATCAAACGGCCAATATTCAACAAGGTCTAAACAAAGGTCATCTTGAACAATCATGCAAACTTCTGAGATTCCAGATTGATACCACTCAATCAAAGTAGTGAACTCATTCATAACAATTGAAGCATCCGACGGTGCAAGAAGCATCAAATCAAGTTTATGTGCCCACTCATCAATTTTTGCCGTAGAGAATCTAGATGCAGAAACTCGTGTGAAGTCTGTAATTCCCCATTTTTTGAACTGACCTTCAATATGTTCCTTTCTATCAAGTCGATGGTCTAGGTTTAAATAAAAAATTGGTGGTAATCCTTTTAGTTTATTATCTAAATTCATTTTTTAAATACTCGCATATCTGGCAAAAACGGATAGTCAAGATATTGATATCTTTTTGGTTCTTTAAAAGCAACTTCTTTAAATTTTTCAATTCCTAGAGATGCTGTTTCTGGAGTCATATAATAGTGATACCCTATCATATCTATGTCTTGTTCACCCCAAGGTTTATCATTAGTTCTACCATCATAAACCATCTTTTTAAGGCAATTGTATGCCTCTAAATTATCCAATAATATCATTCCACCTCTACCAAGATTTAAATGTTTTCTAAATTGAAAACTCAAACACATATATGTTCCTGGAAGATATGAATCCTTTTCCCATAAAACTGCCGCGTCAATTATATTAGTGTTCCAAAGATAATAATAGTCATTCCAAATATAATTCTTTTTCCATGTCCACTTTATTCCCAACTTCTCTGCAGTGAATGGGATCGAAATATAAGTTTGTTCTGGTATTTGAATATCGTCATATTTCTCGTATCGCAAACACAATTCGATTGCATGTGTGCAGCAATCTGTTGCAACCGCATATGGTGCATTAAAATAGTTTGCGATTAATCTTTCAAACTCAGATACAGTATCAAATCCCACTTTCATATAACTTAAAATCCTCCGCATAAAGTTCCTTGAATTCTTCACAATCAAATACAAAGTTCTCGTATAAGTAAGTGCATATTGAAGTATAATTAGGATAAAAATATTTTGAGTCTCTTAAATGTGGTATTTTAAACGATTCATATTTTTCTCTTTGCTCCGTATCTTCAATATTATCTTTTATAAAATTATTAACATTCTCAGTAAGATTTCCATCCAGTTTTATTAATTTTAAATTACCACCATGTTCAAAACACAATCTTAAAAAAACTTTTTGAGGTGCAGTATGTTCATCATAGATATATTTTTTATTCTTAATTTCCTTAACTACCCATTCTACTGGTGGTCTATATCTACACATAAACTCATTTAATCCAGATACCCATCTTTTTCCTGGTTCTCTTGTTATAGCAAAAAATGTATGGTTTGATTCTACAAAATACTGAGATAAAAAATCTGGATTTTTTGCTCTTGGTAATTTATCTAGAGGAATAAATTGAGAACAATTTAAATTAAATGCTGTTGTTACAGAAGTGCTTCCACATTTATCAACGTGCATGTAAACTAACTTATAGTCTTTTGCCCAATAACAATTGACAAACCCCTCCTTATGTATTTCTTGACCCTTTATTCCTTTTTGTAATTTAAAAGAAAATGATGAGCAATACTTTGTATACTGCTCTACAACATCATCTATAACTGCTCTTCTTTTCATAATGTTGCGGTTATCTGCATAGTATATCTATTTTCATTACCTAGATTTGCCGCCATGTGTGGTGTGTTTCCTCTCCACCACAAATAATCTCCCTTTGACCATTTTACATATGGTTCTCCATCCAATTCAAAATAATGTCCGCTTTTCCAATCATCAAGGAAAATTAAAATCCTACAAATTTTATTTACATCTGGTTCATTGTAAATTTCTCTAAACTTAGGATAATTATCTTGATGCTCGGGCATTATTGTTCCTGGAGGCATACAATAAAGAGACAAGGAAGTGTCTTTAATAAATAACCATTCATCACCATCTTGAATATACTTTTTTTTAAATACATCCACAATGTTATGACACCACTCAGGAACACCTCTATATTCTTCCCGAAGAAGTCCAGTATAATTTACATACAAATGTCCCAATGATTTCCACCGATTAACGGTTTCATCATCAGGAAATTGCCTCCTATCTGGATATTCTATATTAACATAATCTCCAATTATGTTAGAATCGATTCTTTTTACTTTCATATTAAAATGTAAACGCACCAAATTTATCTTTTAGCGAAGATTTTTTTTCTTCATACTCATATTCTTCTTCTTGACCACTATCGGTAATATTGTTCTGAGCACTTTGTTCACAATCATACAACCTCATTTTTGCTCTGTCAATACCCAAGACAAATCTTTTAAACACAGTAGGATCATTATATCTATTCTTAAGTTGCTTTACCATAATCTGTCCCAACTGCTCAAGCTCTTCAGTGCTAATAAGGGCAAACATAAGATCAGCAGTAGCAGGGAGACCAAAGGACTCACTAGTATCAGTAAGTTCAACATCACTATTACCATAACCTGAACGAGTGGTCTGAGTAGCGGATACAATTGGGACATTAAACTCGACGGCGAGCCCCCTAAGTTCTTCAGCAATTGCTTTGATATAAGAATAAGAATTGACAGACAAGTTTGCCCTATACCTGCTGGAAGCACAAATATTAAGGTAGTCAATGAAAATAATATCAGGTCTAAATGACTTCTTAAGTGCAAGTTCATTAAGCAATGACTTAAAGTGTCCACTATGGGCAGATGCAGTTGGATATTCTTTAATTATAAGATGTCCCTTTGTTTTGTTTACAAGGGTATTAATTTTGTTTTCAAAAATTTGTTTTGGTAAATTAACTAATTCTTGAATCGGGACATTAAGAAGGTTGGCATCAATTCGTTCAGCAATTCGTTCCTCCGCCATTTCAAGAGTGATGTACAAAACGTTCCTGCCTTGCAATAAGACGGAAGCAGCAACATGGCACATAAAGAGACTTTTTCCGACACCTGTACCAGCCAAAGCGACATTGAGAGTCTTATTAGGTAAACCACCTTTTGTGATTTTGTTGAAGTACTCCAAATCGAATTCGATTTTGTCTTCCTTTCTGTGATAAAACTCAAATCGTTCTTCATAATTTTGTAGATAATCATGACCAATGTTGTTATCAAAAGATACTGCTAATGCATCCGATAGAATATTTGGAATAGCATCTCTAGTTTTTTTCTCATCATTACCATCTGCAATATGGATTGATTCCATAAGAGCAAGATAGATAGCACGATCACGACACCACTTTTCAGTTGTATCAAGTAACCACTGTTGATCTACAGGAGCATCATTGAGAGAATTACTAATTTCTCTGATTTCTTTAACTTCAGTCTCTGTAAGATCTGTGCGATTTTCTAATTCAATACCAAGTGCTTCTAAGGTAATCGCAGAACCATACTTAACAATAAATTGAACAACCTCTTCAAAAATTATCTTCTCAGTAACTTTATCAAAATAAGTTGGTTGAATAAACGGAATAACTTTTCTAGAGTAATCTTCATTAAATACTAAATTTCTGAGAATAGTTGTCTCAATTCGTTCCATAAGAGAATTCTTTTTTCGCGGCAGCATCAAGTTGCTGCATTACTTCTTCCGTAAAATATTGATCTGGGTTTTTTAGAATCTCCTTACCGTAAATTTTCTTACCATTAATCTCATATCGTCCTGCTACATTCTTCCAGAGTCCACCAATCTCACCAAGTTCCAAAAGACCATAGTAACGATCAAGGCCGCGCTCATCATAATACAAACGGATCTCAACATCTTTGTTCTCCTTACTCAAACGCGATTTAGCAGTCTTAGCCTTGATAATATTGCCGACCACTTCCGTTCCATCCTTTTCTTTTTTCTTGCTGAGATAAATGATTGAAGACGCTGCATACTTAAGTCCGCTGCCTCCACCCATTTCTTTAGTTGGTACGTAAGCTCCGATAACATCGTAGGTATGGTTGGTTACTATCATTGGAATATTTGCTTGCCCCAACTTAAGTGTGAGCATACGGAACGCACCTTTGACCAGTTGAGATTTGGTCATGTCACGAACTTGTTTATCGTTGAGTGCATCGGTAATTTCTTTTTCAGTTGAAAGCATACCAAGAGAGTCTAGCACAAACATACATGGTTTGCGTTCCTCTAATGGTTTCTTAAGATATATATCTACCGCTTTGAGTGCCTTTCCTCTAAACTCTTCAACAGTAACAACATTGACAACCACAAGACGAGAAGTATCAACTCCACGGGATTCTACAAGTGATTTAGTAATAGCAGCTTCAGTATCAAAATAGAGACAATAACCATCGGGATTATTATCAAGAAAATTCTTAACCACAGCGAGAGCAAAGAAAGTTTTTCCAGTAGAAGACTCTCCAGCAATAGCAGTAATCTTATTCCCAGATACACCACCAAATATGCTACCTGAAACCAGTGCATTAAAAATGTACGAACCCGTGTCAACATAAGTCTCAGTCTCATCAATATCGGATGCTAACTTAGTAAAGTCATCACCGATTTCTTTTACAATATCTTTAAGAAAATCCATTAGGCAACCATCCCGTATTGTTCACGAAGTATTTTTTTATAGGGTAAACCCTGTTCTCTAAGTTCTTTTACAAGTTTAAGTTTTTGATAAAGTGCAGAATCTCCACCCATTGTCATGGCACTAATAATAGTGTTTAGTTCATTGTCATTAATTGGCAAGTCCATTATGCAAAAAAGAGTTCAAGGTTTACAGTTTTTTCTACGTTCCACCCAATTGAATCAAGGATAGATTTAAGGGGATCTACAAAACTTTTTTCAAATTGTAAGTCATAATCAATGTATTTGTCAAGATTAAGTTCCTTAGGGAAATCTTGAATAAAAGAGATAATATTCTCTTGTATAGTATTTGGTTTTTTCAAGTAGACAAATTTAATCTTTTCACCATTACCAATTAGAGAATACTTATTGGTTAGTTTTTTCTGTTTGATATAATGATTGAAGAGAAGTGCTCCACGAATATGAATTGGAGTTCCTTTTATATAAATGTCCGATGAAGATTGATACTTACGAACATCAGAAGCAGTTCGTGGAAAAGCAATTTGTTCTGGAGGAAGGGATTTAAACTCAGTTCTACATTTATCAATAAAGTTGATTACATCTTCTTCTGTTCCACTCATCATCAACTTAAGTCCATCCTTAATCAT